GCACCCTCGTTGGCTACTTGGTCCATCGCTTCTGCAAACATCTCATTGATTGTAGTCTCGTTCAGCTCGTCATAGTCATACACTTGACTGTACGTCCCCATTCCAGGGACTTGCTGTTGGTTTGTCACTGAGAACATCTCCTCTGAGACTTCATCCATGACCTGAAGGTAGTCAACAACACGGGATTTGGAGTTACTATCTAAAGACAGCACCACCTCGAAGTTAACATCTTGAGCAAAGAAACTGGTGGACTCCTGATCAGTGAGAGTTGAAAGTCGGTAGTTGTGGAACCAGTCAGAGTTGTCCAGTATTCTTCTAAGCCTAATGCCTCGGAACCAGAGTTCTGGGGAAACCTCAACCTGTTGTGGTCGTGTGGATGGGTAGTAACTCCCGGGGAAGTGACAGAGAGTGGCTGAGCGCTCTCCCTTCTGCACCATGGTGACGGAAACTGCACCAGACTTTTGGTTGTACTCTGTCTCAATCTTGAACGAGTCGAAGTCAGATAGCCTGAGGTGCCGATACTGCTGCGAAACTGCAAGGTTTAGGCAACTTTCCTCAGGGCCAGAGGAGGTCGACTTGACCAGAGCCTTGGATGTGGTCGATAGATAGAAACAGCCTCTCTGAAGTCTCCTCTTTGTGAAAAAGGACCTGAAATCCAAGCTGAGCATTCTGGTGAGGTCTCGAAGGCCAGACAAAAGAGTCTCGTGGTCATCGATCCTTCTTGCCATCAAAAAGTGTGAGCCGTTCTTCACATTTAGTGTGTAGGTGTTGTTGCCAGAGTTAACCAGAACTGACAGGTCTCCCTCCCATGTGACAGCTCCTCCTCGAATGACCTTCTTTTGCCTCTTTAGATAAGAGAAGTTCAGGGTTTTCCACATCAGGAGCTTTTCTTTGAACTCTTGTGGACTCAACACTTGCGACGCCACAAATGTGAGAACCTTCTTAGTCTGATGGTCAAAGCCTGATATGGACTTTATGAGTCTAACTTGTGTGGCGCACCAATCTGTCAGAGAGAGACCAGACACCTCTATTGCTGTCTTGACCGACTCTGGACCACTAACTGTCTCTTGGCTTTCCATCAGCAAAAGGTTCGAGAAATACTTCAATCCTTCCAAGCGAATGTCAGGTCTGTTCTCCTTTTCAACTTCAGAAGGATCTATCCCTAGATCGAGGACCATCTCAACATTGGGCAAATGGCTAAATCTCTTGATGGAGTGTAGTGTTCCGTGAAGACTGTTTGTGCTTGGGCCATTAGCAAAGGCTTGCACTCTTGAAGCTTTCGAAGCTTTGTATATCTTCGACATGTAGAAGAACAGATCCATTGGCCTTACACCCTTGGCTGAGCACTCTTTGATGAACCCTTCGTAAGAGCTCAGGTTAAAGCCTAAAAGCTTTCTGAACTCAGCAACAT